CTTGCATCTTGAAACTTCCAATCACCACCATCAGCATTAAGGATAATGTCTCCTGCTACGTCTAGTGTTAGGTCTCCAGAACTTAAAGCAAGAGTAGTTCCATCAAGTGTGAAGTTATCTACTACTACACCTGCGTTGGCTGTTACTACGCCTGTGAATGTAGCCGCACCTGCACTTGTAATTGAAAATCTTTCAGCCGCACTTTCATTAAAGACTATAAAACTTTTAGAAGAGTCGCCTCCTAAGTAACTTCTTACAGTTCCTGCTTGTTTTAATTCAATTAAAGCAGTAGCTCCACCAGTTCTATCAACACTTAATGTTGTTCCACTATGTGTTAAAGCCGTAGCACCGCTAACAGTAAGACCACTTGCCATATCTACAGCACCATCTATGTCTACTACATCTAGGTTGGTAGTGCCGTCTACGTCTATGTCACCTGAGATGTCTAGTGAAGCTACTACAGCTGTACCTGTAAGCGTAGGAGTAGTTAGTGATTTGTTAGTAAGAGTTTGTGAGCCTGTAAGAGTTGCTACTGTGCTATCTATTGCTAGAGTAACTGCATTGCCTGTTGCAGAACTATCAAGACCTGTACCACCTGATACAGTTAATGTTTCACTATCTAAATCAATCGCAATAGTTCCACTGTCTGTTGTAATGTCTAAGTCTTCTGCGGTTATTTGAGTATCTACATAGGCTTTAATAGACTGTTGAGAAGCAATACCTGTAGCACTGTTAGATGCCATGTTATCTTCATCAAGGAAAGCTTTACCGTCAAGTATGTTTAACTCTGCGGCTGTTGATGTAGTTGCTAGTGTAACTGCACCACTAGATACGTTAAAGTCATCTGAGTTAAATGATGCAATACCTTTGTTAGATGTTGTAGCATCTTCACCAGTAATTGTAAGAGTATTACTAGATGCTGAAGTATCAATACCTTCGCCACCTGTAACTGTTAATGTTTCACCATCTAAGTCGATTGCAATAGTACCACTGTCGGATACTAGGTCTAAGTCTTGTGCTGTGTCTTGTGCGTCTACGTAAGCTTTTACGGACTGCTGTGTTGGAATAAGTGTTGCTGAGTTAGAAGCCATGTTGTCTTCATCAACAAAAGCTGTAACTGTAATAGTACCATCTGTGATACTACCATATGTTAAAGTATTAATAGTAGTAGCGTTAATTGTACCGCCTTCTACTTTGTTACCAGAAATTTGATTGTCTGCTAGGGTTAGTGTACCTGCTGAAACATCTAAAGTTTTACCAGAGCCTACAGTAATATTAGCGGCATCTATCGTACCACCGTTAATGTCTGCTGTATCAGCTACAAGGCTATCAATGTTTGCAGTACCGTCAATAAATAAGTTTCTCCACTGCTGTGTAGAGCTACCAAGGTCATATGTATCGTCATCATCAGGAATAATGTTAGAGTCTACGTCAGCACCAAACACAACATTATCAGTAGCCGCATCACCCATAGTGATTGTGCCGCCATTGAATGTAGTTGTACCTGTTACTGTTAAGTTACCACCAACTCCTAAGTTACCAGAGATATCTGCATTACCGTTAATATCAATAGTTGTAGCGGCAATCTGGATTTCGGTATCGGCTACTATATCGAGTTGTCCATCAGTGCTGGAGTTAATATAAATTGCAGTGTCTCTGAACTGTACTTTTTCTGTTGTTGTAAGTAGTATGTCATCTGAGAACTTAAAGTAATCCTCATCTTCCATCCACGTTAAAACACCATCGTTACTTGTGGCGTTAAAAGTTATTGCAATATCGTTGTTAGTGTTAGTACCAAATACTAAAGCATTGCTAAACAGATTTGAAATTGGTCCACCATCACCTGCGGTAGAACCGTTATGGGTGTGTCCTGACGCTACATCAAAAACATTTACTAATTGGTTAAACTCGTTATTAAAAAGTGCCGCTGTAATTGTATCTCCATCACTAAACGAACTCTGTCTTACATAAGTAGCCATTGATTATATCTCCTATTGTCTTCCTGATGGTCTATAGTTTATATATAAACCGTTAATTGCATATGGTGCAGTAGTGTCTGCACTAAATATTTTGAAAAAATTACTATGTCCACTACCTGTCAAACCCTGCCTTACGAGAGGCTGTTCGGTTGCTCCAAACTTTTGTGCATTAAATAATGCTAAACCAAAAATAGCTGGTTCTGGGATTTCTGTTAGTACTACGTCAGCAGGTTGTGGGGTATCTAAACTATCGTAGTCAAATCTAACTCTTAATGTTGGTTGGCAATCTCCTTCTGGAGTAAAAGCAATCTTAGTGTAGTCTAGAGTTTTTAGAGTTCCTAAGTCACCATAATCATAATCGGGTGATTGATATTCTGCTTCAATGTTTGCACCGTTAAAACTATTACCAGTATTGTGATTAAATATTTTACCATCTCTATCACCGTGGTAAACTCTTTCTAATCCTGAACTATCAAATCCAGATGTAATAGCAGGTGCTTGAATACCTAATGTTTCTGACCATTCAAATCCTTGTGGTCTAAGTGTTCCTATAATACCTTTTGATGTTGCACTTGTGTCTGATGATGTACTATAGAACATTCTGTATTGTGACTTATCTCTAAGCACAACACTACTAAATTGTAATGTGTTAGCGGCATTAGCAATATCATTAATTAAAGGCTGTATAGCCTGACTGATTGTTCCTAACTCAACGTCACCAATTCTTGATGTACCAGCAACTGTTCTGAATCCATCGGGTGCTAAGAATATAAGGTCACCAGCAATCTCTTGGATTGTTTGACCGTCTAAACAACCTACGTTTTTAGTAACAGGAACTATAGCTGTTGTAGCCGCAGTATTTATA